CCCACCAGCTCGCCCTCTGGCGATTGGATGAATCCCATCAGTGCGCTGCTAGCACGGGCACGCACCAACTCGGCTTCCTCATAACCCTGCAGCATGTGAAGCCGCATCAACGCCGACGCAAACCACGTCACGCCCCTGGTCTGCCCAGGCCGTTCCGGAATGAACAGGTGGATAACCTCATCAGCAGGCACGCGAATCCGGCGGCCAGTGGTGCGCACGTTGCCGGCGTAGGTATCGCCCGGATGGTTCGCATAGAAGTGATACGCCTGCGGCCGCAGGTACTGATCCACCTCGATGCCCATCCGCACCGTGTTGCCATCCTTGGCCTGCGGCACGTCGTCATCGATCAGGTAGTCCGCCTCCAGCAACTGCAGCGCGAACGGCACACGGCTATCGCCGAACGGCCGGCGGATCATCCTGATGAAGATCTCGCCGCTCTCCGCCAAGCTGCGCACCGCCAGCCGCTCAATATCGTGGAAGCCGAGCAGGCCGCTCACGTCGCAGCGGTATTTGTTCATCCACTTCTCGAACGCCTCGTGGATCTGGGCGTTCATCGCCTCATCCAACTTGCCGCCACGCAGCATCCGCACCTGGCTCTGATGCCGGATGCCATGGCCGATCACGTTGTTCTGGATAGCGCGCAGCGCCTGCTTTGCATAGTCCGAGTCACGGCACAACTGCCGCGCCCGGTTGCGCAATGCCTTGAAGCTCGACTTGATCTCGCTATCGGCGCTGGTGCCACTGGTCACCCAGTCCGCTGTCAACCGGCTAACACGCGCGCCCTGATACGCACGTTGCCGCGGCCGGATCGGCGCGAATCCCATTGCCTTGAACAGCCGAGTGCGCAGACCCATCAGAACCTCACGAACAGATTGAACGGATTGCCCAGACCATTGGCGATCAGCTGAGCCTTCTGCTCACGATTCACGTCAGCCTTCAACTTAGTTTCTAAAGCCAGCAAATCCGTCAGGTCGTATTTCTTCAGGCTCCTGTTGCCGATGGTGTATTCCTTCGCCACACCACCGGCGACGATCGTGCGGATCGCGGCCTGCACCGCATCAAGATCCTTCTGCGCCTGCGACCGTCCATCCAGCGCCGCCGGTGTGCCCGAGTAGCTCAGCGCCGCCAATACCGTCGACTGGCCGCTGCCCAGCGTGATCGTGCTGCCAGTCTTGGTCGCAACGGCTTGCCAGTACCAAGTGCCGGCATCGAAGTTCACGCTAGTGGCCGCAGCAATGCTGAACTGCCAACCAGTCCCATACGCAGTGCCTACCACTGTCGCGCCTTCGCTAGCAGCGTTGAACCGCAGGTAGTAGGTCAGCGTGTAGTCCGAACTGCTAACCTCATTGCCCAGATTGTCCACACCAGCAACATCCCGCCACTGGATCGTGTCGCCTGCTCTGATCTCGCTCGGGATGTTCACGGCCTACCAGTTGCTGACGAAGCCACCAGCAGCCACGGGTGCCGGCGACTGCTTCCTTGATCTTAGCGGTGCCTTCTTACCTTCTTCCATCTGCTGCCGCAACTGCTCCCACATCGTCGCCTGATTCATCCGCCGGCTGTAAATCAGCAGCGCCGCATAGCCATACACCGCACAATCCAGCGCTTCATTTCGATCACCCGACTTCTTCACCCATTCCCTGATCGGAAATCCTCGGTGATACCGCAGCGCCTGCCGTTCGCTGGTCAACTGCCGGAAGTATTCCTCATCAGCAGCCATCCCGAAGTTCAAGCTGCCGCCCGCTTCGTTATGTCGCAGCCTTCCGAACAGCGTCGTCTTGATCGTGTCCGTCCCCAACTGGTACAGCGTCACGCCTTTCTTCAGTACCTTCCCGCGCCAGTTCACATCCACCTTGTTGCCCTTGCCCACCGCCGGACTGTTGCGACGGCTGCTTCCCTTAATCGCCACCACGCCCTGCCGCACGCGCTCGCGCACATAGTTGTAGACCTCATGCGTGCAGTGGCCGCCAGAGTCGATCGCCATCTGCGCGATCTTCAACTCCTTCCCGCAAGCTGTCGACCAGCCGGTGGCCAGCACATGATCCAACTGCTTCCACACCTCGAGCTGAGTCGGATCACCCATCAACTCCTGATGCCACACCAGCCAGCCGGTCTCGCCCTCACCCCATCCCCACACACTCACCGCCAGTCGGTTGTCCTGCACGTCAACGCCAGCCGTCAGCAGCACCACCCCATCAGGGCATGTGCCCGGCTCATACGCCAGCCGCTTGGTCATCAGGCCTTCAGCGTTCACCGCCGCCGCATAGTCCTCCTCCCATGTCTCGGCCAACCTGGTGTTCACAAACGCCTTCAGTGCTGGACCGTCGCCCTTCGCGCGCAGAAAGTCATCAACCAACTGCTCCCAACTGCACCATCCCAGCGGGCTATACAGACCCGACAGATGGAAGCCAGCCGTCTTGCCATCGCTTGGTGCCGTCGCTCGCCACTCACCAGCGCCAAGCATCCGTGGCTTATGCACCTCCTCAAATCGCTCGCCGCATTTCTCGCACTCATACCTCGCCGTCTCCGGTCGCCGCTCCTCCCACTTCAACCTTGACCACTGCAGCCATTGCATCTCACCGCAACACGGGCATGGCACATAGAACCGCCGCTGGTCGCTCCGCTCATATTCCGCCTCGATCCGGCTGAAGTCCTTCACGGTTGGCGTACTGGTCAGCAGGATCTTCCGCCGCGCGAACGTGGTCGTCCGCCGCTCTGCCAGAGCCACCGGATCGCCCTCGCCATCCACATCGCTCGGGAACGCATCGATCTCATCGGCGAACAGATACCGGCACGGCGCAGATCGCAACCCCGTCGCGCTGTTGGCTCCGGTCAACAGCAGGATCCCGCCGAGGTACTCCTTGGCGAACATCGTGTTCCCCGAGTCGCGACTCCTGGCCGGTGCGATCTTCTGCGCCAGGCAAGGCGTTTCATTGATCAAGCTCTCCAGCCGTTGCTTGCTCAAGCGCTTCGCCATCTCCACCGTCGGCTGCACGCACAACATCGGACCAGGCGCATGGTCGATCACATAGCCCAGCCAGTTGCTGCCGGCCTCCGTCTTGCCCGTCTGCGCCGCGAACATCATCACCACCCGCTGCACCGGGCTACTGCTGCTCAAGCAGTCCATCGGTTCCCGCAAGTAAGGAGTCCTTGCCGTCCGCCACGGTCCAGGCTCCGCCGATGCCTTGCTGCTCAACCGCCGATAACGGTCCGACCACTGGCTAACCGTCAGCGGCTCCTCAGGCCGCAGGCCGTCCATGAACGCCAAACGCCAGACGCTCATGCGAACAGGTCCGATTGGCCACCGTAGCCCTGCGCGTCTGCGATGCGCCGCTGTGACAACTCGTGAAACTCGGGCTCGCGCTCAATGCCGATGAAGCGGTAGCCCTTCTGTGTCGCCACCACGCCGGTCGTGCCGCTACCCATGAACGGGTCCAGCACCACGCCGCCCTCAGGTGGTGCGAGTAGATCCAGTGCGCGCTCGATCAGCTCAGTTGGCTTTTCTGCTTGGTGACCTGTCTTGCGCGCTGTCGGCCCCCACTTGATCCGCCAAACGTCGTAGACGGAGCGGTTCACCGGCTTCCAGTCGGGCATTCGCGCCACCGCGAAGCACTCGTAGGAATGCCGCAGCATGTAGCCCATGCCCAGCTGCTCCTTGTCCCAAACGCCAACGCCACCAAATGCCAAAGGCGAACCACAGGCCGCGCGCTCGCACGCCATCGCGCCGCGCCAGTCGATGGTCATGAACACCGCGCCGGTTGGCTTGAGCACTCGCGCCAGCTCGCCCCAAATCTGGCGCATCCACAGATCGAAGAACTGCCGCTCGTCTGGAATGGCTGCCACACGGCTCACTCTGCTGCTGCCGGTGCCTGTGTTCAGGTAAGGCGGATCCGTGATCACAGCATCGACGGAAGCGGCCTCCAGCGTGGCCAGCACTTCCAAGCAGTCGCCCAGGCGTAGATCGATCATCGGCTCAGTCTGCCTCCACCAACTCCACCAGCGCAGCACGGTGCTCATCCGTCAGCACCTGATGGATCGCCGCTGGATCCGTCTCGCCAGCAAGCTGGTGCGATAGCCGATCCGCCAAATTCGCCAACGCCTCACGCACACTCCGCCCCATCGCGAAGGCTTCCTTCTTCACATCCACCGCAGGCACCAGATCGCGCCGCTTCAGATCCACCTCCAACTTCGCCAG